CCACTTACGGAACAGCATTGGCGAGCCGATGTCTTTAGTGTAGTTGAGAAAGCCATCAATCCAAGAGGCAAACTTACGCACGATTAATAATCCTTGAGGGAAGGTTTCTTGCCAATTGTCGGTTGCGAGGAACGCTTGCGGGTGTCACCGCCCTTCCACTTGATTAGTCCGTCAGGATTGTTATCATGTTTGTCCCCCCAGTTCCATCCAACCTTGGCCTCGGTCGGGACGACGAAGCGCCGCCCGCCGATTAGTTCTAGTGGGGCTTTTAGTGTTTCCAGCGCCCACGGTACGATTTCGTTTTCAAGTTCTTCGGGGTACTGGAACAGGATTGAGTCGTGAACTTGGACAAGAAGTTGAACGCGGTTGGAGCGCCAAAGGTTGAGGATGCCTGTGTCGATTTCGTCGGCGGTCATGGACTGGGGGGAATAAGCGACGGCTTCGCGGAGGGTTGCGGGGTCGTTGGGACGGGAGAAAAAGAACCGGCGGCGGCCAAAAAGGGTGGTAAGCTGGGCGTAGTTGTCGAGTTGGAATTTGACGTATTCGTGATAAGCGGGGATGCACGCGAAGTTGCGGAAATAGTTGGTCTGGAATGTGGTGATTTCGCTTACGGGAGCTTTAGTGTGACGAGCCATTGTAGCGGGCTGGCCGAGATAGTTACTACCATGACCGAGTCGTTTGTCCAAATCTCGGAAAGACATATTTCGATAGGCGATCTGGTCAGCGATAGCTCGATTAGCTTTCGGGTCATCCGTCCAAGGGAGAGCGGGGCGGGCCATTCTGCACACTGTTGTGTGAAGGTCTCCGCTTTCGCAAGCATCGAGGTACTTACCAGCCCACGACGCTCCGTGCGACTCATAAAAATTTGTCCAACAAAGAGCCCCAAGATTACGGGAGTCCGCTTGTTCAAGATCAAGGTTTGCAAATTTCATTCCTTTGTCTGCGATGAAGACGGAACGGAGGTCGCGATCGATGTTCTGGAGATTGCCGCCGGTGCCGAAGTCTGACATGGAGGACGCGAGGCGCCCGGTGTTGGTGCCTGCGATATTGAAGTTGGAACGGATGCGCTGGTCGGGGTCGATGGCGGTGACAAGGAACTGGCGTTTCTTTTCCAGATCGCGGAGGCCGAGCATGTGAGCGCAGATTGGTTCTGCGATGAAGTAATGGGAAAGTTTCTCGAGGGCTTCACGGTTGGCGGTCGGCGCCATAAAACCTTGGGCGTTGCGTTTGCGGACAGGCGGGAGACCCATCACGCCGTAAAGCAGGTCCTTGAGTTGTTTAGGGCTACGCCAGTTGATGTCGAGGCCAATGCCCTCGCGAAGAATTTCGTTGAGTTGCTGCTCGAGCCGGAGCATGGTACGCTGGTAGTCGGCGAGGACTGATTGGCGGCGCTCCTCGTCAATGAGGATGCCGCGCATGGACATCTCGAGGATCGGGGCTTGCAGGGCCTTTGAAAACTCGTAGGTCTTACGCGAGGTTGAGTCAAGCTGCGGAAGAAGGGTGTTGAGGATTTCAAGAGTTACGCAGCAATCAAGCCCGTTGTAAAGCCAATCGTTGTCGTCCTGAGAAAGGATTGTGTCGCGAGTGAGGTTGGCGGTGTCAAAAATGCGGGCCATCATAATACCGGGGCTGTGTATGAAATGGGGAGTTTAAGTTGCTTGGCGCGGTTAATTTCAGCGCGAACGCCGAGTGATGTTTTCCAGCCGTCAAGCATGTAGACATTTAGGGACTCGGCAACGGAAAGCATGGCGAAGTTGAAGTCCTGCCACGTTTTGGCGTCGCTGGCGATTTTGTAGGTGCTGTGAAAATGGTAGCCGTAGACGATGGGGGAGAATGCGGCTACGCCGGAGATTAAAAGCTTGTTGGTGTATTTGGAGACAAGAACGTACCGGGCGCGCTCGATCAATATATCTGAGTGGGTGAAAGGCGATGCGATGTAAATCATTTAGTCCTCCCGTTTCAGTGTGTCTGACTTCCGCATCATCTTCCATGGGGGCTCGTTGGTGTAGATCGTAGCGAGAAAGCCGAGGCCCTTCTCCATCTCCGGCTGGAGGGAATGGTGGAGAAGCATGGTGTCCTCGGACATAGATGGGCAGGTGATGCCGTAGGAAGTCCAAAGGAAGTTGGCGTCGTAGAGGAAGTTCTGCCCGATGATGGAAACGTTGCGGGCGCACTGTTTGCGTATCCAGCGCCAGACTTGGAGTTCAGTCCCGGCATCCCAATAGTTTCCGTCCTTGGCTTTGCGACAGGTGATGGGGACTACGAGTGCGCGATCGTCGGAAGGGGCAAAGCCGATGCAGGTGATCTGCCGCTGCGCGGTTTCGATATCGATGGAAAGCTGGGTGGCAGGTTCAATGAACCGGGCCTCGAAATCAAGCAGGTCTTGGAACGTTGGCTCCAACCAAATCTCGCGGGACGGGCGCCGGATTTCCGGGAACTGAAGTTCGCGTGTGGCTTTGTCAAGGTCCGCGATTACTACCGGGCGCAATCCGTAGTCGCGGAGGACGGAGGCGGGATGGTAGGTGATCAGAGTCTTGGGGCCGTAGACGGACTTGGTTGGCGCGCCGCGAATGCCCTTCACGGACTTGTTGCGCAGCAAAGCCCAAGCGGCGACGGGGCCGAAGCCCAAAATGAGGTTGGGTTTCACACGCTCGATCACGGCAGCGAGTCGGTCGAGGTCGGTTTTGTATTTCTGGTGGACGTATTTACCGGGGCCGACAGCAGGGAAACCTGCAAGGCCTTCGGCCTTCGGGCCGGCAAGGTCCAAGATATCGCGGGCGTGAAAGCTGAAGATGGCGTGCTTCTCCGTGGCCTTGAGTGGAAGGCCAACCTGCCCGAACAGTTGGCGCAGGATATTGTACTGCGCACCGGAGAACACGCCATCGTCGTCCTTGGAGATGAAGTCTGTGACGATTAACAGCATCAAATCACCGGGTCGTGGTAGGCTTCAACCGCGCGCGCAAAGAACTCTTGGGATTTTTCCAGCCCGAGGACACGAGCGGCGCCCCGTTTTGCTGCGGCCTTGACTGCGCTAGCGGAACCGCAGGTGGGGTCAAGCATTGTAGTGGAACCATCGACGAACATGTTGAAGAAATACATGAGCATCTGGTGGTTCTTCTGGTTCATGTGCAGGGATTTCTCGGAAGAACCTGCGGCCAGCGTGGCGTTGGAAGTGGCTCGAACGATAAGGCGGTCTCCGCGTGAGGCCATGAAGGCGGTCTCGTAGATGCGGCGGGGTCCGCGCTGAGCGTCGGGGATGATCCCGGTGTTGTCGGACTTGTACCAGATCAAGGGGAACGGGTTGACACGCCAGCCCATTGTTTCGAGGGCTTCTTTGGTGGACTGGTAGAAGTCCATCGAGAACCAGAACATGAGATGGGCGGACGGGCTGACACAGATGGACATGGCCCGTTCGAGCTGGGCGAGAAGTTCCCAGTAAATGTCAACGGTGTCTTCGTATGTGCCATAAGCAGCGCCGCCGCCTTGGTCGGACTTGTGCATTCCAACGCCGTAAGGGAAGTCGCAGTGGATGAAGTTGAACTCGGGGTCGCCGGTGTAGTTGTCAAGCCAAGTGGCGAAGTCGGTGTTAAGGAGCGGGACTTCAGCGTGCTTGCGTGCGGACTCAGCGGCTTTCACCGGATTGATGGTTTCAGCGACGCGCTGAAGGCCGGTGAATTTTTTGCGCTCCGTGGCGCGGGCAACGATGCCACGAGCGGTGGAGTACTTTGGCGCCTCGGCAACCATGGAATTGCCGGTTACAAGTTCGGTGGCGACCGCGAGCTTTTCGCTCAGGGACTTGGTGGAAATGTTGAGGGCTTCCGCCGTGCGCGTGGCATTCCAGTCGGGCTCTTGGGACTTGCGGATTTCATGGTACTGGTGGATAGCGTGGCACTGGTCCTGCCATGAGAGGTCAACGCGCGCGACGTTCTCTTCAAGTTCCAAGAGTTTAAGCTCGGACTCGTTGAGGTCCTCGACGAACTGAACGTCGATGGAGGTCCAGCCGAGCTGCTTGACGGCGGTATAGCGGCGCTCGCCGGCGACAAGTTCGCCAGACTTGCGGATGGTGATTGGGTGGATCAGGTGCCCGGTGCGCTGGATCGAGGATGCTAGTTCGTCGATCTGGGTGAGTTCTTTCCGCTGCCGGGTGGAGCGGTCGATCCAGATTGACTCGACCGGGAAAGATTTGCCGCGTTCAATTTCCATCGACTGCGCTTTCGATTGACTCAATGAGGAAGGTGGAGACGGGGATGACACTGTGGCCTTCGGAAAACCGCTTGGCGCAATAGGCGACGGCCTCGGAGAGCAGGAACTTTTTGGCAAACTCGCCGGGCGGGCGGGTAGTAGTGCCAAAGGCGGGCGTTATCCACCCGCCGTTCTTGATGCTGAAAAGATAGAATTGTTCTGGGATCATGGTGTCCTCCTGAAAAATGGAGGGGCGCTAGGCCCCTCCGGTTTCCGTCACTCGATCGGCGCGGTGCGCTTGATCTCGGTGTAGATGATTTCCGGGTTGTTCTTGTCGGGGCGCCACGAAAGCTCACCGAGGAACCGCTGGTTCACCGAGGCGTTCAAGGACTGCGACAAGTCCATCCCGTCCGCAGTGCAACGCACATGGGACTCGAGGAAGGTCTTGAGTCGGAACACGGTGGACTCGAACGCTGCCTTGTCCTGCTTGTTGAACATGAAGCGGTAGGACTGGCGAATGTTCTTGATCGCGCCGAAGTTGCGCAGGTCTTCCGGGTCAACATTGTCCGTGGCCTCGACGGCGACACAGGGGATGTTAATGATGTCCCAGTTGCCGTCCTGCGATGTAGTCATTTCCGGGACCTTGGTGATCTGGAAAACGTAAGTACCGACTGGGGCATTGGCGGGGCGTTCGATTTCTTCGATCTTGGTTTTTGCGATGTCAGCGAAATTGAGAGACATAGAGATTTTCCTTTGGTTTGGTTGGACGTGTTACGAAGATTTCAGTTGGCTGAATATCTCCGCCATGCCGGTGTCCAGCGGCAAAGCTGTGGGAAGCTTGAAAGGGATGGGAGTTTTAAGGTCGATCACGCCGGTCGGCACGGTCTTGATGGTGCGCTTGACGTTGGTGCCGGAGCCGATGGACTCTGCGAGGAGCAGGGTGTTGAAGTACTTGGGAATGGTCGGGCCGAGGGCGGAGCCGATGGAGTTAGCGTAGCCCTTGGTGGTGCCGTCCGCAAGTTCCTTGTAGGTGACGTGCGAGATGATGATTACGTTGGTGGCGAACTCCTCGGAAGTGAGGGAGGCGATGATGTTCTCGAGGGCCTGTTGCGCTGAGAAGTACCACTGGCGCGGGTCTTTCGCGGAGGGGTTCATGCCCTTGGCCCACTCGAACGCAGCCTTGCCGAGCGCGGTGAGGGAGTCGATTACGAGAATGTGGTTCGGTCCCCACTGGGCGGGTTTGGTGTCGTCCTCCCACTTGTCGAGAAGGGTGCAGGCCTTGACGAAAGCGGTGGCGGAACCGGAGACGCCGGAACCGTGAGCGGTCACCTTGTACTTGTCGCGCAGGGAAATGAAGCCCACGTTGTCGAGCTTGTCCGGGAACTGTCGGCGGCCCCACTGGACGAGGGAGTCGAGGCCGTTGTCGAGATCGAGGATGCGGAGGTGGTAGCCGGCCCCGAGAAGTGACGTGAGGCTGCCGGTCTTGCCGGTGCCCGAGTCGCCGATGAGGATGAGCTTGACGATGGAGGAGGACTGGTGTTCGGAAAGCTTGGGCATTTAGGACTCGCTTGGGATGGAAGTTGTGATGACGTGCTGGTTGACGAGGGTGATGCCACATTCGAGCTTGATGTTGTGGATCACGGCGATGATCTCGAGATCGGAGGGGAGGCCGTAGGTTCCTGGGTTGGAGAACTCATGCTTGGGCATGTCGCGTTCGACTTCCGTCCAAGCGTATGCGCCGTTATGGCGCTTGTAGATTACGAGGTGTTTCATCAGCGGGGCTCCGAAACTCTAGACACATGCAAAGCAAACACGCCTTGCACTTCTTCTGCTTGAAGTTTTTCAAGTGTAAGCATAGTTACACCCTCACTTCCAGCGGGTCCCAAAGCTTGCCTTGGATGAAGTCGCCTTTGAGGAACTGCTTGCGGACTTCAGGTGAACGGGAACAGATGGCACGGAACTCGCAGCCGCCGTAGTTGCCGCACGCAGTGGAATTGCGCGGAAAGTTCATGTTGAAGGTGGCGGAACGGATGGACTGGGTGAGGGCCATTGTTTCGTCGTACCACTCGTCAAGCATTTGGGAAGAGCGGAAGGTGAAGCCCCGGGCGAAGCGGGTGAAACCCACGGCGATCTGCGCGGCGTCGATGATCACGCCTTGCACAGGCATGTTGTAGATCATGCGACCGGCGAAGGTGTAAAGGGACATCTGCATGTCGGGGTTGAACTGGTCGAAGTAATACGGGGTGATGGTGGTGCCAGTGGTTTTCTGGTCCATCACGTAGGGGTGGCCGCTGTAGGTCACAAGGCGGTCGATGTGGCCGGAGAGCACGATGCCGTTGTCGACTGGGAGGGAGAAGGAATACTCGACGGCGGGCTTGCCTTCGGAAGTCTTTATGACTTCGATCGCTTCGTCCTTGAACTGATCGACGTACCAGACAATGGTGCGGATGAGGTTCTCGCGGGTCTTGGTGTTGTGATCGGAAAGCCAAGGGGCGCCGGTGCCGGGAATGAACTTGCCGTCCTCGGCAGTATCGTAAACCCAAGTGGAAACAAGGGCTTCAGTAACCACGGCGAGAAGCGCTTCATCGGAGGACAGTCCCAACGCGGTGTGCTTGTAGTAATGCTCGAGCGCGGTTGCGTACCAGCCGCCGAACAGGAGATGGACGGACTTCTCGCGGCGAGTCCAGCCCTCGAGCATCTTGTACTGATACTTACGGGGGCACTCTTGGAAGAGTTTGAGGGACGTGGAGTCGAACGCGAACTGGATGCCGGAGGCATCGAATGACTTGCGGAGGACTGGGGCGTTCATGTCAGAACTCCAAGTCGAGCTTGAGATCAAGCTTGGCCGCGAGCGTGTCGGTGGCCTTGGCTTTCTCGGACTTGGGCTTGGTGGAGCCGGCGCTCATGTTGCCGAGGTTGAACTGCGAACGGCACTTGCGGAAGTGCAGGATGATCTCGGTCACGTCGGACTTGGTAAGGTCGAGTGGGTCTCGGGCGAATAGCTCTGCGATGTCAGACATTGAGTTTCAGCTCCAGTTGGTCGCCAGTGACGGCGGGGACTTCTGCCGTTGTCTTGGCCTTGATGGACTCGACGTAGTTACGGACTACCTTGCGGATGACCACACCAGCGCCGATGTCAGGAAAGAGTTCCTGAATGGCGGCGTAGTCACCTTTGTAAAGGTTGAGGGTGTGCTTGTGTATTTCCAAGTCTTCACGTACTTTGCGTACCATCGCTGGTGTCCTTTCGCGCTTTGAGTATCCAGAGTTCGTTCTCGTCAAATGGGCTCTGGACGAGGGAAAGGCAAGAAAGATCGGCGTGCGCTTTGCGCAGTGCGTAAAGTTTCTGCCTTAAAACTGGGAGGTTGTTTGTGCGGACACGGATGCCGTACTCCTCGGCCAAGGCAGCGTAAAGCAGCTCAAGCATCGGAAGGCAGAAGCTCGCACACAGTGGTCTTGCCGAACTTGGTGTAGATGCGGCAGACGTGAGAGGGGTAGGTGGCGATGAACGCGAGAATGTCGGCGCAAGCTTCCTTGGCGACGTAGCCGAGGTGGTGGTCGGCGCTCATGACTTTCACAGCGTTCGAGTCGTAGGGGTTGGTAGGCTCGGGGATGAGGGTCAGGGTATCGCCGGGCTGGAGTTCGGACAGAGCGACTTGACAGTCGAACGGGCGGAAAGAGTTGCCTACGAGCTTGAAGAAATTTTGCATGGTGTTTCTCCGTGGGATGGGTGAAGGCAGGACGCGGGACCTATCTGCCTTCGCCGATCCCTCGAACCCCCGGAGCCCAACAAGCAAGGCTCCGGAGGCGAGGCTAGGTTGGGGGAGTCCCCCAACCCCAACTGCCTCAACCGAGGTCGAGTTCGATGTTGGCCTCGTCGCGCACCTTGTTGGCCTGTTTGACAGCCTTCTCGGCGGCCTTGAGGACATCGGGGAGGACCGCGATCTTCGCGATGTTGGCTTCCATCTTGGCCTTCCAGTCGTCGGCGGACACGCCAGCCGGCGCGGTCGAGAACTTGAAGCCCTTCTTGGTGAGTTCGGCGGTGAGGATCGCCTTGGCAATCTTGCGCGCTTCGCGCTCGATCGGGTCGAGCTTGACAGTTGCGCCTTCGCCACGCGAACCGCCGGCAGAGAAGATGTATTCGAGATCGTAGGCAAGGACGGCTGCGCGGGCCTCGGCAAGCTTGGCCGGGTCGCCGGATTCCTTGGCTTCCTTGATCGCCTTGGCCGTGTTGTTGCGCACGTTCTCAACGCGGGTCTGGTTCAGGACGTTGGCTTCCACCTCAGTGAGGGTGTGACCGGCGACGTATGGAGTGTTGATCTCGAAGGTCTCGCCCGCGATGATGGTGGTCTTGGTCGTCATGGTGTTCTCCTTTGGAACTTTGGGGATGTCAATTGATGACGTGGGGATTATGGCATGGGCTAGTGATGGTGTCAACGGGGAAAGTGAGGCGGGTATGGTTTTTCCGCGCGGCGGATGGGCCATACAGGACTCACATTGCTCCCTGTTCATCGAGGATGGAGTCATCAAACCCGTCGCTGGTGATGTAGGTCAGGGACTTCTTAGCGCGGGTCTGGATGACGTAGAGAAGGTTGCGTTCTTGGGGCTCGGAAAGTTTGATCAGGTCTTGATCGAGGAAGAACACATCGTCGAACTCGAGGCCCTTAGATTTGTGGCCTGTCATCATTTTGATGGGGCCGGTCTGGGCCATGAGGGCTTCGGCAAATGCGATGATCTCGGCCAGGGTGTTGCCGTTGTCCGCGAACACGCGCAGGCATTCGGCTTGGTCGCGGGTGGAGACTTTGGCGCGGGACTTTTTGAGCTTGGCTTCCTCCCAGTCGTTGATGGCGGTGAGGACTGCTTTCTTTGACAGTCCGGGGTCTCCGAGTTTCTTGAGGATTTTGATCAGATTCTTGCCGATGTCGTTGCCGATGATCTCCGGGCGGCGCTTGGCCCTGATGAGTTTGAGGGCGAGGGAAAAGATCGGGGAGTTGTTGCGGCAGATGATGGCGGTTGAGTCGGGGATGGCGTTGGTGTTCCAAGTGGAAAGGTGGTGGACTTCGCCGGGGATGGCCCATGAGGGATACTGCATGTGCGGGGCACGGGACCGGGCTTCTTCCACGACTTTGATCGGGCAGCGGAAGGAGACGGTAAGGCGGAGTTCGGACATGGAGAACTCCTGTTTGAGGCATTGCATGGAATCGGAGTGAGCACCACGGAAACCGTAGATGGCTTGGCACTCGTCACCCACGGCAATTAGGCGTTTGCGGGCGAGGCGCCGCAGGGTTGCGTGGTTGAGGGCGGACAGGTCCTGGGCCTCGTCGATCATAACGAGGGGGTACTGAGGGAACGCGGACTTGAAGACGGTGGGGAGGAGAATTTGGTCATCGAAGTCAATGGTGCCGTCGAAGCCGAGGCGCAGGGATTCAAGAGTTGTGGCGCGCACGAGGTCCTCGAACAGGCGGGACGGTTCCTCTTCGAGGGAGGAAAAGAAATCGGAGTCGTCCATCAGGCGGGCGGCTGCGGGGAAGTGGCCGGTGGGGATATAGCCGGCGGACTTGCCGTGGCCAACGGCTTTAAGGATGTCAGCGAATTGCTCGAACGCCTGTTCCTTCTCTTGGCCTTTGAGGTCCTCGCAAAGCTTGGAAAGGATTTCGTAGTTCTTGCCGGTGTTGACGACCAAGCGCTTGTTGATGGTGGAGGCCCACACGCGATGGCCGAGGGAATTCAAGGTCATGGACTGGCAATTGCCGGGCAGGCGCTCGGCCATTTCCACGGCGATGCGCTTGTTGAAGGCGAGGCAAAGGATGGAGGTGGAGGATAGGGCCTTGCCGATAAGGATGAGGGTGGAAGTTTTGGCGGCCCCGGCGAGGGCAGAGATGATGAGGTTGTCCTTCGTGGTCTTGGCGGCTGCGACGATGGCGAGCTGTTCGGGAGTCGGGGTCATGGGGTGCCTCACAGAGATTCAGCGATTGACATAATTTTGTTGATAAGATAGTTTTGCAGCAAACGGGATTCGTCTGGTAGGGCGTGATATTTGTGGAGATATTCTTCGTAGAAGGTGCCAGCGAGGAAGTTCACGCCTTGGGCGAACGCGAAGCGAGCGATGTAGATTTTGCCCTTGGTGTAGAGCCCTGCGACATTAGGACCGAGGTTATCGACGTAGGTCACGTCATGGACGTAGCCATTGTCGATCTTGGAGATGAGGTCGAGGGCTTTGGCAATGAGGCGCTCTTCCAGGTGGGTGGGGGTGAACTGTGAATAGGTTGTGATGTTCTTCGCGCGAGTGTAGCGCTCGCGGAGGGACTTGTTGAGAGTTGGGTAGTCGAGGCATTTTTGCACTACGGCTTCGACCTGGGTGTGCCAACAAAGGGTCATGTCCGCCTCAGCGTAGTTGTCAGTGGCAGTGATGATTTGTTCGTAAATTTCAGCGGGAGCGTGGCATACACTTTCTTCGATGTCACTGAAGGCGCAGTAGAGATTACGCAACGTCCGGTCTTCGGTGAGGGTTTTGTGGCCGGTGAGGTTGTAGGTTTTCGTAAAAGGATTGTCATTGCGGTAGACGAGGACGCCTTGATAGTAAAGATTGTTGGTTGCGCCCTCGTGGATGCTGAGGTTTTTAAGTTCACACAGCGGCGTGGTGCTCAGGAAAATCTTGTCTGCGTTTTTATGGGCGTGGTGGAAGGTTTCGGAGGTGAGGCCATCGTGATCGGAGAGACAGTCGGGAGGGACGGGTATAGTGTTAGGGGACTCGATCTGGATCACAGTGTAGCCGTGCGTGGGGGGCAGTGGAGTTTCGGAGATTTCATACTCGTCCTCGTCACGGGCGTTGCAGATGATCTCGCGGTATACCTGCCACATCTCCCAGTTCTTACCGAGGTCGGTGGTGAACCCAGTGCGGTCGGCGCCGATGTAGACCACGTTGAAGGTTTTGTCGCGGATGATTTCGGGCTCGCAGCGGACTTTGTACTTGTTCTTGCCAGACCAGATGGTGACCTTGTGGCCAGTGCGCATGAGGACTGCGAGGGCATATTTGAGCCCAGTACCAAAAAAGCCGAATGCACCGCTGGTAAGCTTAGCGTTGACTCCCATGACACAGACGGCGGTGATGGAGATTTCGTTCTTGTTTTTGATCCAAAGGGTGGGCATGTCAGGCTCCAAGATCGTTGATGAGTTTCATTGCTTCGAGTTCGAGGTCATCGGGCTCGCGCGAGGGCGGGGCAGTGGTGGTGTCGATGATATCGCCAGCGAGGGTCTCGAATTTCCCAGTCGGCGCGGAGATGGTGAGGATCACGGCGGTGCCGCTCAAGGTGAGGAGTAGGTGATCGTAGGGCGTGACGGTGGAGAAGCCGAGGGAATCGCGCCGGGCCTCAAGGTCCTCGCGCAGGAGTTTACGGTACATATAGGCGCGCTGGCGCCAGCGGAAAGTGGCTTTCTCGGAGTCGAGAACGTACCGCCCGCCGCCGTTCGCGAGAGCCATGTCAAGGACTTGTCGAATGTCTTCGTACTGGCCGAGGTTGCGTGAGAGTGCCATTATGCGTCTTTCGGTAAGAGGGTTTTGAGGAAGTTGGCTTGACGATCTGCGTAGACTTCCATGGCGGAGTAGAACTCGAAGACCGAGATTTGTCCGACAGGGGTTTTACGGCAAAAGGAGGCGCCTGTGGCGATGGCGATTGGGCAGTCGCGGCAATTGCTGGTGATGTGCAGGTCGCAAAGTTTGTGCTCCAGTGTTTTGGGGTTGGACGTGAGGCGGATACGCTGCCATAGGTGGATGTCGGATTGGAGGGCAGAGAGGGTTTCAGGGGTCATTGGGAAGGGCTCCTAGAGCGCGGATGGCGGCAGCGCACTTCCCGTCCATTCCGCATCCCCCACAGGTAAAGCCATCCGCCACCTTCGCCGCTTCCTCTATGCCAGCAAGACGGCCGTCTGCGTGCAAACGCTCTCGCATGATGTCGATAGGTGTGGTTGCTAATGCATTCAGAAACGCTACATCATTCTCAGCTTCCTCCACCCTCTGGATAAGGGAGAGAATGGCGGCGGGGTTGGCGGCGGCGATGAAGGCGGCGTTTACGTCGTTGTCATCATGATCCTGCGTCGTGAAAACCTCTCTGGTGTAAGATACCGCGCCACCTGAGCCGGAAAGTTTGACGCCCTCACCATCTGACCGCTCGACCCATTTGCCGCCGTACGCTTTGCCTTGAATTATGGTTTGCTTGCACGACCACGGCCCCTTCGTCGCCGCCTCTGCCAGCCGTTTCAGTTCTGCGTAGTCATCGGTCATTAGGCTCATACCTCTCGGTCCATTGGTTGAAACGAACAGCACCCTTGCGGATCAGGGCGTTCCACAACATCTCGGCCTCGTATCCGCTTTCTGGCTCCCACATCACCCCATTGTTTCTGCGGATATCTTCGAGCGCTCTCTTTTCTGCGTCTGCGAGGTCAGTCATGGGCGGGCTCCGCTGTGGCAACGTTGTTGATCGCCTCCGCCAACTCCGCTGCGTAAATAATGTCGCCAATCACCAGCAAAGTTTGCTTTCCGAGGCGGGGCTGAACAAGGAGAAGGTTTCCGCCTTGGACCATTGCAATAACTACGTTGGGGTTTTCACTCATCACGCGCCCCCGTCCAGCATATCGATTGCCGCTTGTGCCGCGCGCTTTGCCGTGTCCACGTCGCGGGCCTTGGCGAGTTCAAGCGCTAGGTCTTCCTCCATGTCGCGGCGGATCATGGCGATCTGCGATTCTGCGCGCGCACGGATCGCGCCCATGTCGGCTTCAATGCGCATCATCTCGTTGTTGCAGCGGTCAACGTCGATCTCGTGGCGCTGGCGAGCCTGCACGAGATAAGCGCGGCTTGTCTGGCTGCGTGCTACCTCGGCTGCAACTGCCTCGCGGTCGGTTACATCGACGGCGCGCATGGCTTGCACGACCACGTTGTTCGTTGGCGGCAGTTCGGTTTCGTGGGCGTCGGTCATGGGGTGGGTTCCTTCCGTGAGTACAGATTGCCATAATTCTCGATTGCCTCCTCGCGCGTGCCACCAAAAGCAAAGCAATCGGAAGCTTGCAAATCTTCAAAATCTGCACCGACACAGCACCAAGCGTTGCCATCCGGATAGCATTTTATGGTCCACCACGGCTTTTCCAATGTTGGCCAGCCGGGGAACGTGCATGTCTCGCAGACAAACTTTCCTCCATAGGAGAACGCATTGCCGATGCACTCGTGAGAGTGGTGAAAGTTGTGGACGTAATACAGCCGTCCTTCGCGGATCATCTTATCCGCCAATTCCCAGCCAGCGCTTGCAGCCCCATACGCAGGACCATGTGGCATACTGCCGACAGCCTCATGGTGGGCTTGGCCGTGAATGCGCCGATTGAACCCGCACCCAGCATCCCCGCCGCCGTGCTGCATGACTTCGTGAGATAATTTCAGCGCGGTAGCCATTTACTTCCCCTCCATCGCGTGGGCGGTTTTTAGCGCCGTTGATTTCGTCCCCTGCGTTAGCTTTGCCCATGGGACACCGGATGGGTATTCAGCCGCCCAAATTCGTTCCGCCACTCTCTCCACAAGCTCAGCGTTCGTCATCGTGGTATCCCCCAGTATGTTCTTCGTGGATAGTTTCATAGATTTTACTATCGCTTTGAATACGGTATTCGAGGTCATCTGGCCAAAGCTCTTTTGGCAGGGCAGCGTTTTCATTTCCATCGTCGATAAAACACTCGAGGTTTTCAATATCGAACTCAAGCGGTTCGGCGGGTTCGCCGGGGCTGGTCCAGCTTGGCCACCTTTCCGGGGCGCCCCCATAGGTTACTTTGTAGTCGAACTCGGCGTAGCAGTCAAGATCAAGTTCTTCCGCGTTTTTGGTGGTTGTTATGGTGAAAAAGTAATTCATCGAGTTTCTCCGTGAATTTTCAGCATTGCTTCATCCCCGCGAATAACCCGGCGAACACCGCGCAATTCGTCTTGGACGAGATCAAGTTGGGTGACAAGGGCGGCTTCAAGCTGCCGATGCATGAGCAGCCGGATTTCGCACTGTTGCAGAGCGTTGGACTCGAACAGGGTTTTGTCGGGCGCAGTTTCAGTTGGCTCGGGCGCCGGCACTTTCTTCTCAAGCTCCGGCGCGAGGTTGGTGACGGGCCGGGTGCCAAGCTTGGTGTAGGAAACTTCGATATCGCCGGCGGCGGCCTCGGTAGCGTTGTTCAGGACTTGTGAAAGCGTGGTCATGTGGACTCCTTAAAAGTCAAGTTCGAGGGTTGAAATGTCAAGTTCGACAAGTTGCATTTTCTTGGCGATCACCTTGACTGGGACTTTCTGCGCGTGGTGCTTGAGGTACGCTTGCACCATTTGCTGGGTGGGCGCGGCTTCAGTGGCGAACCGGGGCTCGCGATTTGCGGCGCGCTCACGGCGGTCGGCGGTTAGGATTTGCAGAATAACGCGCAATCCCTCGGGCGTGGTAGGGATTGTTACTGTGTGGCCACGGTGGCCCTCGCGACCTGGGATTTGCAGGGCGAGTTCACCGTTCTCTTTAAGCTGGATTTCCATCGAGTGTTTCTCCTTTGGCGATGGCGCAGTAGGCTTTCCACGCTTTGCGGCTTTCCTCAGGCATATGGTAGCCGCGCCCCCAGATAGTGATGATTTTGATGTCGGCGGGGAGTTTTTTGCGGATTTTGCAGATAAACACGTCGATTACCTTGGGGTCGATTTCGGACCAGCCCGCGTAGAAGATGTTGTAAAGTGCGGCCTTGGTCATCATTCCGCGCGCGACGAGGAGTTCGCAGATGCTGTTCTCGCGAGCGGAGAGGTTGAAGAGGACTGGGGCGGTGTTGAGGTGGAGAAGGGTTTCAAGTTCCTCGATGCGGGCTTGGAGGATGCTGAGGTCGGTGCAAGTGGAATAGTTGATGGAGGTCATTGCAGTGTCCCCGTTTTCTTAATCGAGAAATCTTTCTGGAGTTCGTTGACGAGTTCCTCCGCCATGTCTTCCTGCGGGAACTTGTGGAGGATGGAGCGGACTTGGTCCTCAGTGGTGTAGCTGCTGTTCGGGCTCATGGTTTCTCTCGGTTTCCAGAGTTTATGGCGTTTGTCTTTCAAGCGTGGAAAGCGCGGGGTTAACCGCGCTCCTCCAGTGTGACATTGTGGCCAGCGGCTTTCATTTTATCGAAAAGCTGCTGGGCGGGCTCCGGATAGAAAAACCCGATCTCGGACAGAAGCTGGCCGGCGGCGCTGAACCGGCGGTAGATCACCGGGGCGTTCTGGGCGCTTCCACCGGGGCGGTAGGGCTGGGCGCAAAGCCGCGTGAATTCACTGAGCATCGATGATCTCTACCTTCCATGAGCGGATATGCGGGGCGATTTCGCGCATTACGCGCTGACCGTTGTGGAGTATGACCGGCACGCGGACTGGCGTGCGCTTGAGTGTGACCACGCCCAAGGCGGCTGCGCGCAGGGCGTCCTCACTGAAGCGGAATTTCTCGACCACGCGGGCGAGGGTGCCGGCAAAGCTGAGGCGGGTGCCGGCATAGAGCTTAACGACTGTGTAGCGGGGAAGGGTCATTGTGAAACCTCGCGGAGGGATTTGAGAAAATCAACTTCGGCTTGGGCGGCACGGTGGAAGGCGGTGCGGAGGTAGTCGGAGTTGGGTGCCTCGCGCCAAGCATAAAAGGCGTCGGAGGCTGCGTAGTAGGAAGTGCCCGTACAAACTTCCCGTTTAGTTTTTTCCGCCACCGGGCAGCCATGACAGCGCGGCATTTTCCAGAAGAACAAATTGCACAAGGCGCAGTCCACGGTGCCCACGCTGGCATCCGTTATCGTTTCCGCCCTTGCGTTTTCTTCCCAGTGGCGGATGGAGGCCTCGAGGGCCTCAGCGGTGCGAGGGGTCATGCCGCACCGCCTTTCTTGCGCTCGGCAATCATGGCGTCGGCAATCTCGTTCGACCATCTCGCGACAGCGCTGGCTGAAACGGATGTTACATTGTCAATAAGCGCGCTATTCGCACACAACCCCGCCAGAGCCTGTCCTGCGTACCACTCGCGCAAGGTCATGCCGTCAAGCGATACGCTGTCAAACCGGGGTTCTCCATCCGGAGTGAAATTCCCCGTTCGCGGGAACGCTGGCCCGCCATTATCAACCTTGCTCATGCCAGCCCCCACACAATAAACCCTGTGATCATCCCGGCGTTGAAGCACCAGCCCGGCGACAACTGGAAAACCTCGGCGGCGAAATAATTTGCCGCGCCTGCGAATACGCCAAGCGCTAACATTTTCAGCACTGTCTTCATGCCAGCACCGCTGCGGCGAATGCCATGACGGCGAAGAAGGTGTAAAGCGCGGCGGCTTCAAAAAGCTGCGTGCGGGTAATGTTTGCAAAGAGTTGGGGCATGGTGCACCTTATTCCTGTGGGATGGAGGAGAAGTCGCCGGCGGCTGCGGCGCTCAGGATTGCAAGAACCTGCGCGGAGGACTGGTAGCCAAGGGGGTCTTGCGGCCATCTTTGTTCGCCTTTCCAGCACCAAACCTCGGCGCTGGTTGAACCCTCTTCACCGCATTTTACTCCGTCGCTGAACTCCCTTTCGTAGTTATCACTGTAATTCTCCGGCCCAAACTGAACCGAAACAGTCCACCCGCTCTCGAAGGTTATATGAAAACCTTTACCGTCTGTAATCGTAAACATTCCCGTTTCCTTTGGAAAATGCTGACGCGGACCGCGCGCCTCGGTAAGGGGAACCCTTAGAACTGCGCACCGTAATGCGCAGGGGCTAAAGGTTGCAAGCACCGCTCCCGGCAAGCCGGTTAACTGTTAATAATTTCCAGCAGCGCGGCTGCTTCCGGATTGACTTCTGCAAGTTTTTTGTAAAGTTCAATCACCGATTGTTCCCTCAGCATTTTATCCAACTGCGCGCGAGCCTCGGTTTTTGCGGCGGTTTTCCGTCTTAGTTCTTGGTTGGCTGTATGCACATTTTGCAAATTGATAAGCGGAATTAATTGCAAGTAAAACTTTGTAGCTTTACTTGCTTGTTCCAAGGGTTTAATCGCTTTGATCACAGCTACACGGCACCCATCTGCATAAGCTTTTGCCCACGACTTAGCGCTCATGGCCGATAATGGAACTTCGTCATCCTCCTGTCCCCAAGCCACTGAAGTGACTATCATATCTCCGACTTTGGGGCTATCGCCAGCCGGAATCAAATATTCGTAAAGATTTGCACCTGAACCAAAGCAGGCACTTACAAAATACATTTCTGCGTTTTTCATTTTCCGTCTCCTTTAAGGTTTAAATCCGATTGACCAGTTCCAACTTGCGGATAACTTGCGCCCGCGAAAAGCTTTTGCCTTTGCGCAGTTCAAACCCTGCGTATCCGCGCACACGGCAAATACTCCGCGCGATCATTGCATTCGTGACGCGAGAATGCCGCCCATCAAGGACGGCAATCTGGTCTGAGCCCGTGGCTTCGCACTCGGGCGTGGTGAAGAATTGCGCGAAGGTTTTCACTGCGGCATCGCCCACTGATCCCGCGTGACAAACGCCCGGTGCGCCATATCCCAAAGCAGCACGCCTTGCGCGAAAAGCTTTTCCGCCCGAGCGGCTGGAAGCGCGTAGTCAAGCTTGGGGTTCTTGCAGTCACGAATGACTGCGACAAGGCGGGGGCGCGGTGCTTGGGGTTTCATGGGTTGAACCTTTCAAGGTTGGTGGTGCGGGTAAAGATTAAGGACTGGCGGAATATGGCGCGCGTGGTGCGATCCATACACGACCATACCCCACCACGCCCGCAAATGTCAACGATGTTAATCAGTTTTCACGCCCGCGATTTTGCACGCTCATTCACGGCTCATTCTTCCCTCATTTCACCCTGAAAACCTGATTTCGGAAATTTGACATTGCCCCACGCGCCGAACGATCCGTTCGTTTTACCGGACGCGGCGTCTTTTGAATTCTGTATTAT